TTTTAACTAACCTAGTTTTTGTAACAGGAGCAGATTCTATAGAAATAGTTTTGACAAATAATTTAGGTTTAGTTTTATCAAGAAGATTTCCTTTTAAATCTACAGGATTTCCAGCTTCATCACATAGTATTTTAGGAATTTCCATATCTTCGTAATGAGTGTACTCTTCTTCAACTTCTTCTTCTACATAACTAGCTTCCCAAGAATCATAACACAGTATGCCAATCGAGAAAGGGTCTATACCTTTAGCTTCAAAAGCTTCTTTAACTTCCTGGGCTATAAGCCCTACGTGCTTTCTAGCAGAATCTCCCTTAGTCTCTACAGAATCTTTGAATTGGTATATAACATAGTTAACTAATTCCCAAGCATCTAATATATTATTAAATTCAGGTGAATCACTGTATACAAATCCTGTTTTTAATCTAGCATCAGAAGTAGCTATAGTGGATGTACCAGCAGCAAGCTGAGAAAATCTATAACCTGAAGGGTCGCCCAACTTAACATTATTATCACTAGCAGGTAGCAAATACCTCCCCGCAGCGCTATTAGCAAGGTAGAATCCATCAGTTCCTTGAAAAGCAATATCAATTCTTTTATTGCTGTTAACATCCACACGCAGACCAACTGAACCATTAGAGGGATTAGATACTAAATCTACTAAGTAATTACTAGAACTTGAAGCAGTGCCTCCAGAACTCATCCTTAACCTAGTATTTCCTCCTACAGGGTTATGGCAGTGCATTATTGTTTCATCATTAAATACAACGCCATTAGTATCGCCTACTATCATTGTTATATCAGCATTAGACTCTTTAACACTAAAATACGCAGATTGTAAGCTACCAGTAATAACTGCGTTACCTTGAATTAAGGCATTACCAGATAATCTAGTTCTTGGAAAGTAAAATCCACAATCTAGTATATTAAGCCTAGTTAAAGAAACTGAATTAGGAGTACCTAAAGCAAGGGCCCCAGCTATAGAATAACTTTCAAGTCCTTCTAATACATAATTAGTAGGGCCAAACTGTATTGATAAACTACCCATAAATTGGCTGCCGAAACCTCCAGCTATCAGTACAGTATCGTAAGTACCTTCATGCCAATTATTCTCAAATTTACAGTTATCTATGTTTATATAAACAGCTCTACCTCGAGAATTATTTTCAAAAACATTCTGAGTATAAGTATCTCCATATCCTACATTTATAGAGCAACATTGATTCCTAGAGGTTGCATCTGGGCGACCGCCTCCAAAATAGTTCTTAGCAAAAAATCCTGATGTAGAAATTCTAGGAGTTAATCCAATCAAAGGTTGATGAGGGGTTCCAGCATCTCTGCAAACACCATACATAGTATAATAAACTATGAAATTACCTTCCAAATAAGGAGACATGCAATCATCTAACCATATTGCAGTTCCGCCACCAATACTAACTCCTCCAGTAGATTCTAATATACCGCCTACCTGGTTATAAAGTATTGGTAACCTGTCAGAGTTCATCACCCTGAGTAATTTAGTATTGTGTAAGTTCTGATAGGCTGTAGCTGAGAATGCTCCAGAATTATAAAATCTTAGCGTAACTCCAGTAAATATTGCTTCGCCTTGACCTCTATATTTTACTATCTCTTTAGATGTTCCAGCAAAAGAAGAGTACAGGCCGTAAATACCGTCACCATTATAATTACCTATAATAGGCAAATATTTGCCTATACCATTATTTATTGTAGGGTCAAGATTATCGTAAAAAGTAGTGGTAGTATCCCAATCTACTGTATCTTTTACTAGAATTTTACCATCTATTAAAAGCTTTTTACCTGCCCTTATAGCAGCTTTTGCTGCCCTCTTAAGTTTTATATGATTATCATTATTGGGGTCTGTTAAGTTACCAGGAATACCAAAAGACCTTGTGCTGATAAATCTTTCTAAAAAGTTTAAAACACTTTGCTCTATTGCTCCATCTTCTTGTAAAGTTATTGCAACCTGTTGTGCAGTAGTTACATATCCTTCACCAACAACTTGACCTGTTACAGTTACAAACTTATCTCCTGCAACAGCAGGAGTTACTAATGTTATATAGGAAGAACCTGCAACCTCTGTATATTCAGTAGGATTAAGTACCAAACCATTCTTAAATACTAAAGTTGCGCCTGCCCCAGAATCATAAACAACTCCAGTGCTTATATTAACTTGACCTGCCGTAGCTGTTACAAAATTCTTTACTTGATTTCTTGTAGAACTTACAACACTTATGCCAACAAACCCAAACACAATTACTTCATCGCCCGCATTGCATGGAAATAATAATTTAATTTGATTAGCGCTAATCTCTACATAATCAATACCTAAGCGCCTAACTGCCCCATTATAAACTAATAGAGAGCTGCCGCTTCCAGGCACTATCGTAAAATTATCCAAAACAAAATCTGTTTGTCCTTCTAATGCAGTAAATGATTGATACTTTAATGTATTATCTGCATTAACAGTTGTTCCACTACTTGAGGGATTCCAAACACTTGCACTCATGCACTAACTCCCATCTGGTAATATATTACTTAATTTGATTTCAGCTAATTGCTCTTGCACCATTCTTTGCCAATATGCTGCTTCTTCATCATATCCAATAGTCTTAAATACTGTTGAAGATGCATCAGCTACTATTGCATAAGGATGGTCTAAGGCTATCCAAGAATTAAAAGATTCTTCTTTTATATCTGGATTTATATAACAGGCAAATAACAGCTTTGTTATTTCATCCGAACCTCTTATCTGAATAACTTCTCCAGCTACATAATACACATCTAATTGTGTATATCCATAAGAATCCCTAGCTTCCAAGGGGTCAATAGAAGTTAAAAACTTACCCTCTAAATTGCCCACTTCATCATACTTTCTTAAGTATTTAATTGCCCTAAATCTAGGTATTAAATTCCTATAATTTATAGACTGTAAGAAATTAGGCGATGAAAATTGGAGAGGCTGTTCAAGTACATCCTTATAATAGTAATCTGATTGGTGAGCTTTAAGTGTAGCCATTTTAACTGCGGCTTTTATCTTATTATCTCTTAAATCAGGTCTAGAAGTTATTAGCACAACTTCATCCAGTAATTCTCCAAAATTCATCACCTATCTCCATTATTTATTTTTATTGCCAGTTCTGGCTAATGCTGCATTAAGAGCATTAATTGAATTGGATGCTACAGGATTAGGAAGCACAGTAGAAATAGCATTTAGTGCTCCAGCAGGGATAGCTTCTGGCGCGGCACCTACTTGAGCTTTTAACGCATCCTCCAATAATTTAGAGGTAGATACGTCTGTACCTGCTTTACCTTCCATTAGAACTTGTTGAATAGCTAATGCAGCAGCTTGAACTGCGCGCTCTTGCAACTCCGTGTCAATCTCCAATTGTTCTGGATCACGATAAATATGAGGATGTTTGGCATCCACTTGCTCTTGTAGATATTTAACAGCTTCTGGATTATCTACATAAGTAACACCATTATTAAATACAACCTTTTCACCTGTAGGGAGGTGAATAGAAGAATTAAGTACATATGATTTAAATACTTGCTTAACAGCCATTTTATTTGCTCCGATATAAATTATTTAAATAAATCTGGCATAGATTACTATGCCAGAAGTGTAAGTATTAACCTACTGCGGCTGCGGTCAAGTTATAAATAACTGCATTAGCTGGGATGTTTTTAACTAACTGAGTTAGTTCAGTAGTTAATGTTCCACCTTCAGCATCCTGGCCGGATTCATTGTTAGTCATACCATAAGGCATTTCAGTAGTATTACGTAGATAAGCCAAATTGTAAGTTGGGAAATCTACAGCAACAGCCATCTTAGCCCAAGTAGCATTAGTATTAAACAATGGATGCTCAACCATTTCAAAAATACCTCGAGTAATTTTAAATTTACTGTATACAAGGCCCCAAGGTTTAGTATCATCCTGAACTTCATAAGTGCAATTTCGGCGCAGAATGTTATTTATAACCTTTTTAGCTTCGCCACCAACAAATAGGATACGACTGTTACCACTCATCATATCTGTTTTCTGGTTAAAGCAAGGGTCAAGTGCAGCTTCCAACTGAGTATAGTTAGTTGTAGAACCTGCCGTAGTTACGTTAGGCGCCGAATAGTATGTTGGATAGTAGCTTAGATTAGAAATCAAAGTTAGCAATCCATCCATAGTAGTCAAGGGTTGGCCATTACGGGAGGTATTAACTTTCTGAGAAAAGAACAAAGCCTTTTCAATGTTAGCTGAGTGAAAAGCTGCACAGTGTCGCTTACAATCTTGTACCTCATTTTCACTGATAATACGCAAAGTAGCTTTAGCTGTTTGAGTAATAGCCCAACTATCTCGGAAAATCTGACAAAAGTTAGTAACTCGTACAGGGTTAATTTTAAGTGATTGAGGACGCAAAGAACCTTGCTCAAAAGCACTACCTACTTGAAAAGCTTTAACACCAGAACTTGCAGAAGCAGCAGCAATTGTACCAAATCCGCGAGTTACCCGAATTTGTGTAGCTGATACAATGTTCTCAATTAAAACGTTTTCGTTTGTACTACTAATTTGATGCACTTGGTTGGGAATCAAGTTATTAACACTAACTACAGTAAGTACGTTATCTGTAGCAGAAATGTTAGCTGCTAAGGTAAACTCAGGAAATAACATAGTCTCTTGAAAGAAGCCATGTTCTACTTGAGTAGCAGTTTCAGTTTTTAACATAGAAGTCATACCAAACAATGGTGCATCACCATTGGGCATGAATCGCATTACAGCTTGAGAAAAGCTTGGCTTAACTTCAGACTGAATAAATTGCGCGGTTCCAAATAAACCAGTAACGCCAGCACCCATTATATATTCTCCTTAATTATAGGCTGCGCGAACCAAGATTCTGTACAGAAACTCTAGGTCCAAAAGTTAGTGCAACAGTACCAGAAGCGGTTGCAGTGGCGCTTAATGTAATACCTACACCAGGGTTAACTGCAATAATAGTGCTGCCAGCTTGAATACTAGTACCACTAACAGACATACCTACAGTTAGCAAGTTAGTTTGTCCTTGAGTTAAGCCAGTTACTACAGCAGAGCTATTAGTAGTTGTTCCTGAAAATATCTGCTGAGGCGTACCATTAAGAATAGTGATTAAAAATTCACGAATAGTATTAGTTGCTACAGTCATTGTTCCAGCCAGTGTTACATCAGTACCGGCAGTAATTGTAGACGTAAAACCTGTTCCGTTATTTATAAATTCCAATCTAGAGGTTAGGCCAGGTGTAACACCCTGTTGTGCAGGATAACCAGTAAACTGAGTAATTGCGCTACCTAATACATAACCAGATAAAAGAGAGTTAACTATTTCTACAGCACTAGGAGTTGCATCATTATATCCGGCACCGGCAGTTCCAGTGCGATTTAAAATACCAGAAAGCAACTGCGGAGCAGTTAGTGTTACTCCAGTATTAGAGTTGACAGTTGTTAGAGATTCTCCACGTAGTGTAATATCTCCAGGTAAAGCTTTACGTGGAGTATTTCCACGTAAATCATATACAGCATCTAAAATCAAAGGCATGATAATTCCTTATTATAAATTTATTCTTGCAAGAATTTGTTCCAATCAACTTCTTGCGACTGTTTAGGCGCTTGTTGTTGTTGCGTAGCAGGCATTGTTGCAGGGATAACAACTTGAGTGAAATACTCTTCTACCATTTTATTTAATTCAGTAGGAGAAGCATCTCTGTGTTTCGTAGCAAACTGCTGCTGAACTGCTTCAAAAAGCGGCTTTAAAGCTGGGTTGTTTAATGCGGGGTTTTTAGTAAACAAAGTTTCTTTTGCTGTGTGAGTTTTAAGTATATTAGGTAACTCACTCAAGAAAGCTTGTTTAGCTTGGTCTACTAAATTTTGAGCAATTTTAGTAGAAGTGAAAGCACTCTGGGCAAAAACATTTTGCCCCATTACTTCCATAACTTTTTGCAATGCTTGCATTGCTTCAGGTCCACCCGATTCTATTTGTGATTTTAAATCTTGTGGAATTGAATTAAGTAAACTAACTTTTGAAGCAGTATCATGAAATGTTTGGTAATTAAATGGGTCAACTGGCTGCGTAGTAGCATTAGGAGGAGTTTCAGGAGCTTTCCATAAATCAGCAAACATTTCTTGTGGTTGAGGCTGCTGAATTGGTTGCTGAACTTGACTAGGTGCAGCTCCTACATTACCTTGCGGTTGAGGTGCAGGTTGAGGTTGTGCAGCTTGTTGACGATTAAATAGTGAATCTAAAAAACTCATAATACGCTCCAATACGTGTTAATTAACGAGAAAACTTATCTGATTGGGATAATAACCAATCAATTACTTGAATTTGTCCTTTAAGTCTTGCTTCTTCTTGTACAAATTCTAAAGGACTTAGTGGGTCATACACTAATGCTAATCTAGTTTCTGCGGCATCTGCTCTTAAGTTATGAAACATCATTTTCTGTATTTCAGTAAAGCAACCAGATTGTTCCTCTTCTTCCGGAGTAAGTGCATATCTAGTAAATCTTGATGGCAATAACTCAGCCATTAGGTGTCTCCTTATTATTTACTTTATAATTAAATTGTTCAGGTGTAGGCTGTGGAGGTAACTTAGACATTAAATCTTGCTGCATTGCTGGGTCAGCATTTTTTAATGCTTCAGCTATTGTAGCCATTGTATTTTGCCAACTAGCTAATGCTTGCTCATATGCTTGCTGTTCTGGTGATTTCTCAAAAGGACTTAATTTAGCTCCAGAAGAACTCATTAGATATGTAAACATAGGAACCAAGTTATAACCTTGAGCTAAGTTAGGTGCCTGCATAAGTAAATTAAATGCAGCATTAAATTGTTCTAAGTTTAATATCTTAGAATTAGGCGATAATCCATCAGATATTTTAAAACTCATGACAGCTTTACGCAACTTAACTGGGTCAACTTGTACAGTAGCTTCCGTGTTAGGATTGTATAGAAATTTTGGCCCTTGATATTGTAATATGTTTGATTTTATAATATGTTTTAAAGGTGTAAATACTTGCGCCTCATATAACATAGATATTACTTGATCACGGCCATTTGCATTAGCCATAACACTTTCGTATTCACTAAGTGTTTTATTGCCTTTAACAAATTGACCTTGCCTAGCAGGATTTTGTCCTGCTAACATATTACTCATCTGAGCTATTTTATCTATTTCACTAATAGTTATCCCAGCTTGGTCATCTCTAAATGGGAATGGATAAACAGCCTCTGCCAATGACCTACCATAAGCAGCAGGTCTTACAGGTATTTTAGCGCTAGGATTTGGACTATTTATATGCCTAGCTTCTATTAAAGAAGGATTATATAAAACCCTATCAGTAATAGCCCTGCGCCGAGAAGCTAATACACTATTCATTAGAGCACTAGATACTGATTGCATATCTTTAGCATTTTGCGCCAATGATTTAGTCTGAAATCCTAATCCATCTTCTAAAGGTTGGCCACATATAATAGGTAAATAGCCATGAGCATTATTCATCCTTTCAGCTAATATAACTATTTTACCATTTATAATAGTAAATTTCCATATCTGAGGAGTATTAGCATTGCCTGATTTAATACCTAAGTCTGCGGGGATAATCCTTGCATATAGGACGGTTTTCTCGTAATAATCACTATAATTTATAGCCTTCTTATTATAAGATAATCCACCTACAAAAGCCATCCAATTAGTTTCGCCTGCATTGTATCTTTGATAATTATCAATAAATGCATCTGGATTTATTTCTGGTTGATAGTATCCCATCAAAGACTGGTCACCCATAGGCTTAGACATTAAAGCTTGTTGCTTATTCCTAACTATATTTTTATCTATAATGAATTGCATAAGCTCCATTCTAGATACAATCTCTATATAACCAGCATACTCTCCTCTAGTATGCAATTCTGCGGGATTAACTCTAACATCAAAGAAAGTATTGTAAGGTGATAGTCTGCGGATTTTATTACCTTCCCAAACTATATCAGTTACTTTAGCTTCTTTAGCTGAGGCAGCGATATCAGTATCAAAAGAAGCTACAGTCTTTTTCTCCCATTCTATTTCTAAGTAGGATAAGTTATACTTAAAGCCATCACGAAAGAACATTAAAAGTTCTCTTGTCCATCCGCCTACAACACTTTGCTCATAGATAATAGAATCTAATTCTTCAGCTTCTTTGGCAAAAGGAGGAGGCGCCACAGCACTAAATATAGGAACACCTGTTAAGAATACCGAAGATTGATAAGTAACCGCTGTCTCTACTTGAGATAATACAATAGGCACAGTTATATTTTGTATCTTATCCGAATCTCCAGTATTATTAGCTCTATTTGCTTTATAATTCTCAAGAGTCTTATCAACCTCTCTCATATAGAATTTATCTATATTTTCTAGCTTAGTTCTAGTATCCCATTGAGAATTAGATTGCTGTATCCTAGACCTATAGAATTGCAGTATAGCTTCTTCCTCTGCTTGGGATAAAGGTTTTATCATATCTACTGCCATACTATAGCCTCTTAAAAAGACGAATTATATTCTGGAACATCTACACTTCCTAATTCTATTGTTTCAATAACACTGCATGAAGCTATTTCATATAAATGATCTGAAACCATTTTTAATGCATAGCATAGCAAATCAAGAATGTCATCCACATTATTAGTTTTTATAGGATTAAATTGCACAATTTGAAAGTTAACTTGAGCACTTACTTCATCTGAATAATAGATTTCTCCAGATTTTAAACTTCCAAACATACTTATAATTGCAGCATTCTTGCTTATCCTTGTACGATAGAGTTCAATAGTTTTTATACCTTGAATACCATACTGTAAGCAAGTCTGCTCAAACCAGAAATGCAAGGAGTGTTGAAAGCCTGTTGATTCAATACCTATTATCCTACAATTGTTTGCAATGGCCATGTTAATGGCTTTTCTAACAATTTCCCCTGGAGATAATCTCTCATTTATTAGCTTCTGTAAAACAGGCTTTTCATCAAAAATTTCAAAATAACCTATAGCTACAGCATCAGAGTTTATTTTATTGTTCGAAGGGTCAATAACAACAAAGTTACCTTGATGTATAGTTTCCCCTTTATAGGGATTTATAGGTAATTTTGTAACATCAATGATAGTATTTACTGATATTGTATCATCATTCAATACTTCAGCATAGAATACTTCAGGCTTACCTGCTTTATGGTCATTGATAAATTCTCTAATCAATTGTTCTTTAGGTTGTAATTCTTCCCATAAAGATTCAATATCGCCTGTTTTGTCATTAACAACTAGGCCGCCGGCAATAAACTTAAGCCAATTAGGATTACTTTTTAATTGCCTTAATATACTGTTTTTAGTGGGATACATATTTCCTAAGAAAGCAAATAAACAACCATGAGGTGATTTAGCTTTCATAGCTGTACCAACCATTTCAGTATATAATGATTTAGATTCAACTTCCGATTCTGAACATTCTTTACTTTGAATGTCATCAAATATCATAACATCTGGCCGCTCATTTTTAATGTTAAGGCCGCGAACAAGTTTACAGCTAGAAGCTGCTAATATAATAGTTCTACCTCTAAACCCAAATTTCTTTAAGTTAGCTCTGTCAGTTTCACAACCTAACTTCCAGTTACCGAATGTTTTTAATATATTCTGCTCTCCGAGCATATCCATAATATCGCTAAGAATGTTCTCTGCTTTTTTCTCATTCTCACCTAATATAAGGATAAATCTTTTCTTTGTGTAAAGAATTAAATATACAATGAATAATTTAATATAAGTTGTCTTAGCAAATCCACGAGGCAGCCCAAGTGCTAATTGTGGGAATTCCCTTTCTTTATCTGCATAAGATTGAAGCCATAACCACATCTGTATATACAATTCAGGAAAGAAATACCTAAAATGATCAGGCATGACTAACCCTGCTAAGAAATTTAAATCCTTTCCAGCTAAGTCAATAATCTGTTGAGCATCAAAAGCAGCTTGTAGTATATTCTCTTTAATTTGAGGTAAATTCTCTGCTGCTCCTGATTCACTCAATATACTCATTATTAACTCTTAACAGGGAGATTAAATTTTAATTTAAGTAAAGCACATACAGCTTTATCTTTATCTTTTTGTTCTAAAGTTTTAAGTACGGCGCCCTTGGGTTTATTAAGCAAAGCCGCTATTTTATTGATTGAGGAGTTTTGCATCTTCAGTACCTCCAGCTAATTCTGCCATTTTAGAGCTATTTATAGTAACAAGGGATTGTTCGCCAGCTTTAACTACCTGGTTATTTATATTAACTTCAAAGCGCTGCACAAGTGCCAAGGGTAAGGTTAAATGAATAACTTTAGCTTCTTGGTCTATTTGCTGATTAAGAGGTATGTTATTCCTCTTAATACCACTGACTACTTGAAGTGCCTTATATTTCTGCATAGGACTTAACATATCCATGCCAGAATTTATATCTTCTTCAATAGTCTCTAATAATTTACCTTGTATACTATCAGCTTTAATATCAAGAGTGGCGCGAAGCTGTAATTTCTCATATCTGCGATTTGCTAATTCTCTAGCAAATTCTTCCTTAGCACAGAATTGTGATATTGCGCCAGGTGTGATACCTAATGCCGATGCAACAATACTAGGTTCAATATCATTTGAAAGCAAATCTAGTGCTCTTTCTTCATTTACACTAAACATGGACGGCCACTCTTTAATAATTTATTTAAATAAATTATAATTCTAAAAATTTTTAAAACAATTGGGGTTCGGTTGTTTAGTTATTTATATGTTAATATATAGGATTCTTAAAAAATTTTAGTAAATTTTTATCTGTTGCTAAGTAACTCAGACAGCACAACCTCAAAAAAGGTTCCCACCCCTCCCTTGATTATTTATTTACTTAATGATTAGTTTATTATTTAAATGTTATGTTATTGCTTTGATAAGTTATGTTATTGCTCATGGTGTTACGGGTTTGCTGATTATTTAATATTTTATTCCAGTGTTCATGTTATGAATGATTAACAATGAATAACACATTGATAAAGTGAATGGATAATTTAAATTTTTAAATTAGAGCTTATTAAATTTAGAATTTTAATGTAGTGTAAAATGTAATTTTTGCCGAAAACCCCTCCACTAATCACGTTTATTTATATTCTCTTGCTTTCTTAAATATGCCTATGTTAAACATGTTAAATAACAAAAATAATTCCGTTCTGCACACCCGAATGTGTTAGATAAATTATTCAAATAACTGTTGACAAGTATACAATGATGTGAGATGATGTGTTTACTGTGTTAGTTAATTGATTGTTCTTAAGGGAGTTTAAAATGAATTTAGTCGATATAGGTTTGTTAATAAGTTAAAAGCCTGATGGTAAATAGATAGTGATTGGAGTGAGTGAAATGGTTAGCATGTTGAAAAAATTTAATGAATACTTAATCGCACTAGATAACAAAGACAATGCTGAATTATCAATTAAGGATACATTGTTTTGTGGTATTTTAAGTATCTTATTCATGTGTGCCTTTGTTTCATTTATTTGCTTGGTATTTGTTCTTTCTATTGAATAATATGTGCTACGCACTTAACAAATAAAGGGGAGTAATTGAGATGGGTATTAAAAGAAGCAAAGACTTTGCGCAAAGAATTAGCGCACTTCAGTTAAAATGTGATAGAATTGCACTTCAGTACGATGTTATGTTAAGAAAGCTTGACAAGCGAGTGGGGATGTGTTACGATGAATTTAAAGAACTTGTGAATAAAAAGGATGATATAATTGCAAGGTATAATTCTGCCTTAATGGAATTGTGTCAAGAGAAAGCAGCGCAGCAAGTGTATTTAAATAATTTGTTTGAAGGGCCAATGTATGGTGTGTGAATAGTTGTAGTTATATTGTAATTCTTTTATTAAATAAATAGTAAATAAACAAATTGAAGTAATTAAACATTAAATCACTCAACGAAAGGAATTTTTAAAATGGAAAATTTAAACAATCACAGCCTAGAACAAAAAACTTATAGTGAAATAAGCACAGCAAATGCAGGTCATCGCTTGCATATAATTTCATTCAGAAATCGAGGAAATAAGGAAGAGGGAAGGAAGGAACCAATTTGCTTTGAACTACCAATTATTATGCTTAAAAAAGAAGAATTAAGCGATAAACATATTGAAGCATTTTGCATGCTCGTAATGAACGAACAAGATAATATGTTGCGGGAATGCCTAAAAAATAGTGGCAGAGTTAGCGCATCAATACTTAAAATAGAGAACATACTAGAATATGTTACAAATACCTATTCATTTAATGAGAAAGGGGCAAAAACTGGCCGTGTAGGTGGTAAAGCAATCGGTGAGTGGTTCACTGAATGCATTGCTGATAATATTGCAGAAGCATTACTCAAAGCAGGTAAAAGTACAGAAGCGGTTGAAAAAACACTAGTTGCTCTGTTAAATGATTATGTAAGTCTTGCAAGTAATAAAACTAAGCTAAGTGAATTGCTGCGTAATGATTTGTTAAGATTTATAAAAAAATATGCAGATGATAATATTGTTCACTCAAGCACGAGAAATTACTTAATAAGTAAATTAAGTAATGTTGCTATAGCAAGACAAGAAATTGATTTAAGTGTTATTTAATTATTCTGAATAATTATAAATAGTATTCTTTGAAGAGTATTAACTAAGTTAATACTCTTTTCTTTTTGTTGCTTAAAAACAACATATCAATTTGTTGCAAAAACACGACACTGTACAGTGTACACTGTACACCAAAATTTTCAGGGGGGCAGGCCCAAAAACCTTGTCTTAAATAACACTAACAATTCCCACTACACAATAACACACATAACAATTAACACATCAACTAAATAACACTAACTATTAAAGCATACACAGTATCTGTGTGCCTTATATATTATATTATATATAAAATTTTAAATACCCCTATTCTAAAACGCTAATGTAGAATGTTAAGTTAAGTAATGTGTATATAGAAATAGTAAGTTAAATACTCTATACATAAGATAATAACATTAAGACATAATAGAAACGTATATATTCCTAGTTCAAATTTTTTAATTACTCTATATGGTATATCAACATACAATACCATATAGAGTAATTACTATGCTTATATCATGTAGGTAAGTATAGTTAGTGTTATTTACTGGTAAATATAATTGTTAAGTTGAATTCTTTTCGGGTTTTTGGGGGTGCCGTGCGATATAATCACTGTACAGTGTACACTGTACACTGTTGCATTTTCACCACAAACATTTTTTTTTGGACATACACATGGCACAGCCCCTCGCACGCCCCGCATTGAACTCTTCAGACCTACGCACCCTCATTAAATCACTACCATCTGGCCACCCCTTATCAACACGACTAAGCCACCACCTGAACCGCCTGGAAGGCAACTATATTTTTGCACAAAATTTCGAAGAAAACGAAAACAACCCACCCTCTGAACAAAACAATTCCGATGAATATCGCTTCGAAAACAATTTAATGAGTGAACAAGAGGCAATGGATTATTTATTTAAATCATTGCATAAATAAATAATCACTTAAACAATGAATACAAGGAACTTAAACAATGAAAACAATTTGCCAACATAGCGGCGCAGTCATAACAATACCTGGTTTTACTCATTTAACAGTTAAAGAGTTTGCACACCCCATTTTTTCTCTTTCATTTTCAACACTATCAACACTATATGATGATGCTTTAAATAATGATAACGCACCAGCAGAAAATTATTTATTAACTTTAGCTCTTCTCGAAAACACTAGATATTGTACTGTTAAAGGATGCTCTTATACAGAAGAAATAGGCGCATTATGCACTGCACTAATAACTAAGACATTCTCATTATGCACTAAAATAAATTTACTAGATAGCATACATGGCGATGATTTAAATATCCCGTTTATTTTAATAGATGCTGCTAACTTAAGTAACTTACCTTACTTATTAAACACTTGGGATGATGCAATAGCATCATTTTTAGAGAACCATGCTACTGAGTTAATGAGGGAAGAAACTCAAGCATTGGAATATAAATTGCAATCTCAGTTAAATAAATTAAAAACACTGCAACAAGATAAGCCAAAGACGTATGCTGATAACTTAGCAAACTGGGCAGCCCTGGCAAGTAACTTTCCTGCTGAATTTGCAGAACAATATAAGCAAATAATTATCCAATCTTGTATTAACAATGAAACTTCTTCATTTAATGAATTATTAAGCATTGACTTGGAACTATTGCATGGCCTTATCTTACATTGTGAAGATAACATACCACATGGCACACTATATGCCACTACACTGCTTAGGTTATTAAGAAAGACAAGGAAAACACTAGCAGCTTATCATGACTTATCTAACATGGATGAGGATTTATCACCAGATAACGAGGGCGATTTTGCTAATAAAAGAAAAGCCGCACTTTCTTCATTCCTTATAATAGAAAGTGCAACCAATAATGCTGCCATAAAAAATGTAATAGATAATGCACCACTTGTTAAGCCTGATTTAAAGGATTATAAAACACATGGTGAATACATTAAAGCTATGCTATCTTATAAAGTAAGGAATAAAAATGTCTAATGCTATGAATAATGAATTATTCTTATACTTCACATTAACTAAAGCTAAGGCGGCAACACTTAATAATTATTATTTAAGAATATGGAATGGGGAATTTGTAGCATCCATTGTTAAAACATATCATTTACGTGATAGTGAATGCAAAATGGTAAATAAGAAATATTACTGTATTATGCACAATAATATATTGTACAAAGTGATATTTTTTAATACCCCAAATTATCCCACTTTAAATATAGATAATATAGATACCCACTTAAAGCTTTGCTTATCTTTTAGGCAAGATAGGGAAGGCGCGGCCTATGTTTTAATATCTACAAAAATTCCTGAAGGAAAATAAAATGTTATCTAGTGCAGAGAAAATTAAGCTATTATTAGCTAAGAAAGTTGAGGAAGCTAAAGCGAGGGCCACCGAGCATATCTTTTTAAATTCTACTAATTCTACTAATAATATAATAACAATATCCCCAGAAAATATACATCATTCCCATAACATATTAGACATTGCGGATATTGTAGATAGGAATGGCAAGAAAATATCTTATAATAAGGAGCAGCAGGCCGCCATACATTTAGCAAGTCAAGGCAAAAGTTTTAACTTAATAGGTTCAGCAGGTACTGGTAAAACAACAACCTCTTATGGGATGTGTTCACACTTAATAAATAAATATGCCACTGAGTTTTTAAATAGTAACCATAAATATATAAGGGATGGTGCATTGCCTATTTTAATAGTTAGCTACACAAACTTATCAGTTATTAACATTCAAAATCGCGTGCCGCCTGAATTAGTAGATAATTGTATGACCATTCACAAATTATTAGAATATAAGCCTGAGCGCAGGGAATTGATTACAGAGGATGGCACAGTTAAATATCCTTGGATGTTCGTACCTGGCAGAAATGCTATTAAACCATTACCTGAAGGTATAAGAGTTGTTATATTTGAGGAAAGTGGTTTAATAGATTGTAAACTTTACCTAGAATTCAAAGCAGCGTTACCACATAATGTACAGGAAATCTTTTTGGGGGATATGAACCAATTAAGCACTATATTTTCCCCACAAATTCTTGGATTTAAAGTTAATTTTTTACCGAGTGTTGAGTTAACAGAGGTACATAGGCAAGCACTTGATAGCCCTATTCTTAAACTTGCAACAGATATTAAAAATGGAATAACAATTCCATTAAAAGAATTTGAAACAAGAAGTGTGCCAGGTAAGTTAAGATTACATCCCTGGAAAAAAGAAATATCCCTGGAAGCTGCACTGGCTGTATTAGGTAAGGAAATCTTTCCTACATTTTATAAGAATAAATTATATAACCCAATGGAAGATATTATTATAATGCCTTATAATAAATCATTCGGCACCATTGAATTAAATAAGTATATAGCACAGATGTTAACAGAAGAAAGGGAAGCGGATGTATATGAAATAATACAAGGCTATGCTAAGTATTATTATGCTGTAGGTGATAAAGTATTTTATGAGAAATTTAGTGCTACCATAACTGATATAAGACCAAATCCTAAATACTATGGTGTAACACCTGCCGCACATTCTAAAACAATGAATTATTGGGGGATAGATAAGGAGGGGCAGAAAAATAAAGATAATGCAGAGGTTTCGGATAAGAACTTAGATGACATATTGGCACAATTTGCTTTACAGGAGGGGGAAGATATAGAAGAACGAAAGTTAACACCATCACATATAGTTACTGTGTACATAGACGAAACAGGGCGTTATGTAGATATTGTTGATGGTACAAGCATGGGCAGGTTAGAACTTGGCTATTGTTTAACTATGCGTAAGGCACAAGGTAGTGAATGGCGTAGGGTGTTTGCTTTAGTGCATCATAGCAACTGGTTACATATGTCAAGAGAGGCACTTTATACAATGGTTACACGTGCTCGTGAAGAGTTGTACATGATATGCCCACCAGATTTATTTATTAAGGGAGTGGAAAGGCAGAGCGTGCCAGGCAAAACGCTCTTAGAAAAAGCTGAGGCTTTCAAAGGCAACCTGAAGAAATTTGACTTTGATGTAAATCTGCTAAAATAGCTGTAAAAATTTTTCAAAAAGTGCTTGACATTCTCAGGTGCCCATGAGAATATATACACATGCAGCGAATTGCTGTTGTTTTAAATGCAAACCTTTAATCAAATAGTGAGGCAATAAAATGCAACAAACCCAAGTATTGAAATTCCGTGAGCGCAAACAAGATGATGGCAG